TAAACTAACTGACCAAAGAACCGATGCACTGGATAGATATTATGGTGCACCTTATGGTAATGAGGTAGAAGGTCGTTCACAAATTGTCACAAGAGATGTAGCAGATGTAATCGAATGGATTATGCCTTCTCTAATGAAGATATTTACTAGCGGTGATAAAGTAGTACAATTTGAACCACAAGGTCCAGAAGATGTACAAATGGCAAAGCACGCTACTGATTATGTAAACTATGTTATTATGAGACAGAACAAAGGTTTCTCTGTCATATATAACTGGTTTAAAGATGCACTACTACAAAAGAATGGTATTGTAAAACATTACTGGGATGATAGTGTAAAGGTAACTAGAGAAGAATACAAGAATCTAACAGAAGAAGAATTTATGGCACTTCTGATAGATGATGACGTAGAGATTAAAGAACATACTGCATCAGGTGGAATGACTGAAGTAGAAGATGAGATGGGTATGGTGATGCAAAACGTAGAACCTGTCTTACACGATGTAGTAGTTGAAAGAACAAGAAACGATGGCAAGGTTATTATTGAGAACGTGCCACCAGAAGAATTCCTTATTAACCAATATGCTAAAGATATTGAGTCAGCAAGGTTTGTAGCACATAGAGTAAAGAAAACTAAAAGTGAATTACTCGAAGCTGGTTACTCTAAAACTAAGATTGATAGAGCATTCGATGCTTTTGAAGCTGAGTGGAAAAGAGAAAGACTAGCAAGATTTGATTATGATTCTAACTCAGCGTATCCTAATGGAGACATTGATGATGGTATCTGGATTGATGAGTGCTATGTACGTGTTGACTTTGATAACGATGGTATAGATGAGTTAAGAAAGGTAACGAAGGTCGGGGATGAGATTTTAGACAATGAGGTAGTGGATAGTGTTCCCTTCTCCTCCCTTACTCCTATACCAATGCCTCATAAGTTCTACGGACTTAGTGTCTATGACCTAATCTCCGACTTACAACTTATTAAAACCACATTGATGCGTAACTTGTTAGACAATATGTATCTAACAAACAATGGGCGTTATGAGGTAGTTGAAGGTCAAGCAAACCTAGATGACTTGATGACTTCTAGACCAGGTGGTATCGTCAGAGTACGTACACCAGGTGCAGTATCTCCACTAGCAACTCCACAATTAGATGCTAACTCTTTCAATATGTTAGGATACCTTGACAGTATCAGAGAGGAAAGAACAGGTGTCAGTAAAAACGCAATGGGGTTAGGTGAAGGTGCACTGAAATCACATCAAACAGCAACTGGTGTTGCACAAGTAATGACAGCAGCTCAAGCAAAAATAGAACTTATTGCTAGAGTATTTGCTGAAACTGGAATGAAAGATTTGTCTAACAACGTATACGGACTAGTACAAAAATATGAATCTCCAGAGAAGTTAGTTAGATTAAATAATGAATGGGTATCACTATATCCAGCAGAGTGGAAAGAAAAGTTAGATTGTACTGCACAAGTAGGACTAGGGTTTGGTAACAAAGATATGAATCTATTACACCTAGGACAACTAGCACAATCTCTACAAATGGTAGCACAACATCCAGCTGCAGGTATGATGATTAAACCTAAGAATGTATATAACTTACTAGCAGAACAAATTAAAGCTATGGGTATGAAGAACGTCAATGACTTTATTACAGACCCAGGCGACCAAGAAGCTCCACAACAGCCTAACCCTGAACAACAGATGAAACAGATGGAAGCACAGTTGAAGGCTGAAGAGTTGAAGATGAAGATGCAACAAGCACAAACAACTGCACAACTCAAACAAAGAGAGATGGAACTAGATGCACAACTACAACAGCAAGAGTTAGAACTGAAGGCTGCTGAAGCTGAAGTAGAGATGCAGATTAAAGCACAAGAGTTAGAGATTAAGAAAGCTGACCTTGCACTTAAACAACAAGAATTAATATTAGAGAGGGAACAGGAAAGACCTGTAGCAATAGGACCACAATAGGAGAAGTATGACTAAGGAGGAGGAAGTAAGGAGAGGCAAGCAAGCCGAAGAACTTGTTAAGCATCCTTTATATAAAGAAGCTTTTGATGTTACAAAAGAACATTTAATAGAATTATTACTTAACACTAAGATTAGTGAAGAAGTAGAAAGAGATAGAATTTATATTACGATTAAGTCTTTAGATTTAATTGACCAACATATAAGGTCTATTCTAGAAACAGGAAAACTTGCTGCGAAGGGGCAAGAGTTCTATAACAATTAAAATTTAAAACAGGGAGAACATAACTATGGATTCTGTAGAGAATAACCAACAAGTTACACAAGCCTTTGAAAAGGCACAACCAGGGTCTGCTCAAGAAGCAGCCAATAATATCCTTAATATGTGGAACTCAGAAGAGCAACCCGCAAACGAGGAAACCGAAGCTACTGTTGACGAGGAAGTAGTTGAGGAGATACAGGAAGATGAAGTCGAAACTGAAGAGGACTCCGTTGAGGAAGAAGCCACTGAAGAAGTAGAGGAAACTGAAGAGACTGATGAAGAAGTTGAAGAAGAGGTCGAAGAAGAAGTCGAACCAGAAACTTATAAAGTAAAAGTTAATGGTGAAGAGTTTGAAGTAGACATTGACGAACTTAAAGCAGGCTATCAAAGACAATCTGACTATACTCGTAAATCTCAAGAACTAGCTGAACAACGTAAACAAACTGAGGCAATCAATGAGGAACGCATCAGACTAGAACAAGAGAGACAAATGTACGCTAACGCTTTACAAATGTTGGAACAAGACCAACAGGCAAAACTTAAGGAATACGAAAGTATTGATTGGAACACATTGAAAGAAGATGACCCATATCAATATATGCTGAAGAAGGATGAATATAATGATGTTAGAGCCAAGATGGATAACTCTAGGCAACAACAGACTCTTATTCAACAACAACAGCAAGAACAGGCAATGAGAGCTAGAGCTGACTTTGTTCAAGACCAGTATAGTAAACTGATTGAACAATTACCAGAGTGGGCTGATAAAAACTCTACTGTTAAAGATGACATCAGAAAGTTTGCTATTGATTCAGGTTATGCACCAGAAGAAGTAGACCAACTTGCAGACCATCGTAGTGTTCTTATATTAAAGAAAGCTATGGAGTTTGATAAGTTAACAAGTAAGGTAGCACCTAAAAAGAAAGCAGTAAAGAAAGTTCCTAAAGTTCAAAAGTCTGGTAGAGGTAAATCTAAATCAGATGATGCAAACGAGGCAATGAAAAAGAAGCGTACTCAGTTAAGGAAGTCTGGTCACGTGCGTGATGCAGCTTCTGTATTTTATGATATGATTAAGGAGTAAATAGAAATGCCTACTAACTTTAATAGATATGATGCTCAGGCGGTTCGTGAAGAACTAGCTGATGTCATCTATGACATTTCGCCAACAGACACCCCCTTTATGTCCACTATTGCTGGAAAGGGTTCTGTAGCGAATACATACTTTGAATGGCAGACAGATGCTTTAGTAGCAGCTGATGCCACTAACTACCACGCTGAAGGTGCAGCAGTTGGTACTGCAGCTACTACTGCTACTACACGTCTTGGAAACTACACACAGATTTCTAAGAAAGTAGTTGAAGTAACTGGTACTCAACAAAAGACTAACAACGCTGGTAAGTCAAACGAACTAGCATACCAATTAGCTAAAGCTTCTAAAGAGCTTAAGCGTGATATGGAGAAAATGCTTCTAGCAGATAACGCTGCAGTTGCAGGTTCTGTTAATGGTTCTGGTGGTGCTACAGCTACTGTAGCTCGTGAGACTCGTGGTGCTGCTAACTTTATCACTACTAACATAGTTGCTGCAGGTACATCTACAGCAAATGCTGCTGTTGTTGACGATGATATCGTTGATATTGCAGAAAAGTGCTGGGCACAAGGTGGTGAACCTACTACTATGTTAATGGGTTCTGTTAACAAGAAAGTAATGTCTGGTCTAGCTGGTCGTGCTGATGCTGTTCGTACAATGGCTGACGACAATATGACTGCATACAATTCAGTTGACGTTTATGTAACTGACTTTGGTACATTCAATATGGTTTTAGATAGATTCTGTGACCCAGATATCGTATATGTTCTACAACCTGATATGTGGTCTGTACAGTATCTACGTGATTTCCAAACAGTTGATATTGCTAAAGATGGCGACTCAGATAAGAAAATGCTTATCGTTGAGTATGGTCTTCAGTGTAACAATGAAGCTGCTAACGGAAAAATCAGATACACAACTGGTTAATCCTAACCTTACCACCCTGGGCAACTGGGGTGGTTTCTTATTATGGCTATTAAAAACGAATTAATACAAGAACAAGATGGAAGCATTATTAATGTTTCTAGTCAAAACGACACAGAATTAAAACAGATTGTTGACGGAAATGAAAAGCTAAAGTTTGCTACACGTCACGATACTTATAAAGGTGATTCTACTTTTAAACATAGAGTTGCAAGAATACCTCTTATTGTTGTAGAACAAATGATGAGAGATGGTGTATGGAACAATCAAGAAAGAATGCGTGAATGGTTAAACAATCCAGAGAACGCACCATTCAGAACTACTAAAGGAAAAGTTTAATGGCATTAAGTAACTACACAGAGTTAAAAGCTGCAATTGCTGACTGGTTAGATAGAAGTGATTTAACTGCTCGTATCCCAGACTTTATTGCGTTAGCAGAAACAAGAATAAATAGAGAGCTACGCATTAGACCTATGGAGTATAGAGCAACTATGAATACTACTGCTGGTCAAAGATACTTTGCTTTGCCTGGTGGTTATTTACAAATGCGTAACTTCCAACTTAATACAGACCCTATTACTCCACTAGAATATATTACGCCTGAGATGTTAGATAGATTATATGGTAGTGTAACAACAGGTAAACCAAAGGCGTATTCTTTGATTGGAGACGAGATTCAACTAGCACCTATACCTGATGCTATCTATGAAGTAGAAATGGCGTATTACGAGAAATTTACGCCTCTGGGAGATGGTACTGGAGGTACTGTTACATCTAACTGGTTAACAGCAAACGCACCTGATATTTTATTATATGGTGCACTTATTGAAGCAGAACCATTTATTAAGAATGATGAACGTATACAGTTATGGTTGACTGCATATAAAGAAGCAGTAGATAAATTACAGAAAGCAGACGATAGAGATAGACACTCTGGTTCAACAATGAGGGTTAGGACAGTTTACTCTGGGGTAGCTTAATGGCATATGTTACTTGGGCAGATGCTACATCTACTTGGACAACAGATGTTACCAAATGGAGTAGTCAACTATATCCAGTAACTGCAACACTAAACTCAACCAACACATTATCACAATCTAACACTGCACAGTTTGTAGGTAATATATCTTTACTACAAGCAATACTAACACAACTTAATGAAGAAGATAGAGAGTCTTCAGTATATGGTGTATTAGCAAATAGTTTAGGTGTAAGTGCAACAGTAAGTGTTGCTGTACCCAAGTCTGCTAGTTTTGATACATCACACACTATAACAGAAACAGATACTTTACAAGCAGTAGGAGATATTACTCTTAGTAAAGATTTAGATATTAGTTCAACAGGTAATGCTATATTTATATCTGCAGCAGACCTTACCCAATTATTACTTAGTGAAACACATTCAGAAGATTTAGAACTTGCACCATTTAGTGTAAGATTATCTTCAGATTATGGTATAATAGCTAGTGTAAATGTCATAATTCCACAAGACGTTTCATTAGATTTAGATACCTCCACTAAGAATAATGTTAACTACCCTCACGCAGTAACAGCAGATGGTAGGTATTCTATTACAGCAGTACAAAGATTGTTATGGGAAGATGAAACAGAAGCAAGTACAACTTGGACTGAGGTAACAGAAAATACAGATGGTTGGGTTATTATAACTGAGAACACAGATAGTTGGACTAAACAATGATAAATGGTATAAACAAATTTAATGCAACAGGAGCAACAACAATGAAGCAACAAGAGAATGTAGGTGTAGAACTTACTAACATCTGGACTATGACTTGCCTAGATTCTAGTGGTAATGTTAAGTGGTCCGAAACTAAAAAGAATTTAATTACAACAGAAGGTTTGAATCATATTCTTGATTCTACTTTTCACGCTAGTACACAGGTAACTACTTGGTACATTGGACTTAAAGGTTCAGGTATACCAGCAGCAGGTGATACATTAGCATCACACTCATCTTGGTCAGAGATTACAGATTACTCTGGTTCAAGACCAGCCTGGACTGAAGGTGCAGCATCTTCTGGTTCTATGACTAACTCATCATCTGTAGACTTTTCAATCACAGGCACAGCAACAATCGCAGGTGCGTTCTTGGCATCAGCAGCATCAGGCACAACTGGTACATTATATGGTGTAGTTGACTTTGCATCATCACGTTCTGTACTATCTGGAGATACATTACAAGTAACAGTCACTGTAACAGCTGCATCATCTTAGGAGTAAACTATGGGTGTAGAAACTTTTCAATATATTGACGACCTAGTCTCAACTAATCCAACTGCTACTGATAACGTAAGCGAAGGTGACGACCACATCCGTGGTATTAAAACTACACTTAAGAATACTTTTCCAAATGTAACTGGTGCAATCACACCAACAGAAACAGAACTAAATTATGTTGATGGCGTTACTTCAAATATACAAACACAACTAGATGGTAAAGAAACAGCAGGTAATTCTTTAGCATTCGCAATAGCTTTAGGATAATATTATGGCAAACGCATTTAAATCATATCAATCAACATCAGTAACTACAGAGGCAACTGTATTAACTGGACCATCAGCTACAGAAACTACAGTTATTGGACTTAGTATTGCTAATACATCATCAAGCACAGCAACAGTCGATGTCAAACTAAATACTGCTTATATCGTAAAATCTGCTCCCATTCCAGTAGGTGGTTCTTTAGTAGTAGTAGGTGGTGACCAGAAAGTTGTAGTAGAAGCAACAGATACAA